AAAAAAGAATTAGAATTTTTGAAATTGACAATTGAATCAACTCGAAATAAATGTTTATATGAAAAACAAACAAATGTAATTGAAACTGAAGCTGATGTTAATAATCTAAAGAAAAATAAAATAGGATGTTTTTAATTTGAATAAGCAAGACCACCCATACCAGAAAGGATACGGAGGACATTGTAATTAACAGTATAAATATAGATAGTACCATTAACAGAAGAAGACACCGATAAAACAGCAGTATCTATACGAGACATATTAAGGGTGCCAGATGGTTGATGATCTTCTGGCTTGATAGCAAAAGAATAAACATTGATACCATTATTGAAAATGGTTGGAGTATATTCGTGATGTTGATAAGGTTGAACGAGATTAAAGTAGGTTCCATTGCGTTCAGCAAATCGATCATTGCCATTTAATAATATCTTAGCTTTAGTTATAGGGTTGCGACCAAGTATATATTGATTATCAGAATTGCGATCACTGAAGTTATTCCAGTATAATCCAGAAGTTGGAGATGCAACTGGATCAGGCTTAACAACCCATATTAATTCCTTGCAAGGATGATTGAAATTCATTCGGATACTTTTCATTGAATTAGTAGTATTACCTGATACAGTATCAGCACCAGTAAATTGAAGTTGTTCAATTAGATATTCGTGTGATAGTTGAGCAAATCGACGACGTTCATCAGTATCAAGGAAGATATAATCAACCCATAGTGAAGCATTTGATAAGGTTATTTTAGTGCTATTATTAGTAGAACCAAATGCCGAATTTGCTTTTAGACCACCAGAAACAGTGGCACCATCTTTATCATATGGTGCATCACCGCGATCAGATATATTGGGGGTACTATCAATCATAGCAGTGGCATTTTCAAATTCTATATTTATTTTTACTTCGTGATATTGAAGAGCTATTAATGGAAGAGCTAAACCAACATTGCGACAGAACCAAAATTCAAGAGGAACATATACAGAATATGAATTTTTAGCATTTAACATAATGGAACGATTATATTTATCACCACCAACCATAAGTTTATAACCATCGCGTTTACCTACAGGAAGTGATAATTCATTCCATATGTATAACCATTCTGAATAATGTTTATCTATGCGTTGTCCACCAATTTCTAATTCAATAGTTTTTAATAACTTAAGACCAAAATATGGAACTAATGCAACAGGATTATTTAAAGCAGCTTCTGCAGCTTCTTCATTGGTATTAGTAACAGTACCAGTGAAATAAACACGGCTTATTAAATCACCGTTTCGTGTAACTTGACAAGTTACGCGAGAACCAAATGAAGAAGAACCATTGAAAGTTTGTTCAATGGCTTCAATTGCGAAATTAGTATGACGGCGATAAGCAACTTTGAAAAAAGTAATTTGAGGATTACCAGTTAAATAAACGTCCTGAGCACCATAAGCAACAAGTTGAATAAGACCACCACCCATTTATGCTATATTCTTTATACTATAATAGGAGAAAAAAAAAGTATATAATTTAATTTGAATAAGCTAAACCACCCATACCTGAAAGAATACGGAGGACATTATAATTAACAGCATAAACATATAATATTGATTTAGACGGATTGTAATCAGCATCACTGGTTCCAGTTCCATCTTCAAAACTTAAATATAATAGAGCAGTATCTATACGAGACATATTAAGAGTACCAGATGGTTGATGTTCTTCAGGTTTTAAAGCAAATGAATATACATTAATTCCTGCATTTGTTGGTATATTTTCGTGATGTTGATATGTTTGAACAAGGTTAAAATAACGACCGTGTCGTTCATAGAAACGATCATTGCCATTTAATATTAATTTAGATAATTTTACAGGATTTGATGGTAATATTTTTGCAAAAGCGGTTTTATCTTTTCCTGCATAATTTACATTTGTTTGCATTAAATCTTCTTTTAAAGCTTCATAACTACTTGGAAGAGTAGATCCGGCACTTCCAGGTTCTATACAAGTTGCAGCAGTTGTATAATTAAACCAGTTAGCTCGTTTTAAGTCTGTGTTTTCATCATTAGTTACAAACCATACTAATTCTTTGCAAGGATGATTAAAATTTAATTTAGTTTTTAGTCCAACAGTTGAAGTTATGGCTTCTTGACCAGTAAATTGAAGTTGTTCAATTAGATATTCGTGAGATAATTGAGCAAAACGACGGCGTTCATCAGTATCAAGGAAGATATAATCAACCCAGAGTGTGACACCAGATAAAGGATTTGGAGTAGCTGCAAATTTTCCACATTTTTGAGCAGTTTCAAAGTTAAGATTGATTTTAACTTCGTGATATTGAAGGGCTATTAATGGAAGAGCTAATCCAACATTACGGCAAAACCAGAATTCAAGAGGTATATGTAGAATTTGATTTTTTAGATTGCTTCCACCATAAGCACCAACCATTTCATTATATCCTAAACGTTTAGAAACAGGAAGTGAAAGCTCATTCCATATATATAGCCAATGAGAATAATGTTTATCTATCTTTTGACCACCAATTTCTATTTCAACATAATTTATTAGACGGAGACCATAGAAATTATAATAGTAATCATTATTAGCTAAATCGGGAACAGTTACTTGTAAATACATACGATTTATTAAATCGCCATTACGAGATATTTGACAAGTTACACGAGAACCATATCCTGGAGTTCCGTTGAAATTTTGTTCGATCGCTTCTAATGCAAAATTAGTATGACGGCGATAAGCAACTTTGAAAAAAGTAATTTGAGGATTACCAGTTAAATAAACGTCCTGAGCACCATAAGCAACAAGTTGAAGAAGACCACCACCCATTTATGCTATATTCTTTATACTATAATAGGAGAAAAAAAAAGTATATAATTTAATTTGAATAAGCTAAACCACCCATACCTGAAAGAATACGGAGGACATTATAGTTAACAGCATATATATAAATATTACCATTTATAGGAGTGGTACTATTTGATTTTGGATTAACTGCTAAAGTAGCAGTATCAATACGAGACATATTTAGAGTTCCAGAGGGTTGATGTTCTTCTGGTTTTAAGGCAAATGAATATACATTAATGCCACGGTTAAGAGGAATATTAGTATGATGTTGATATGGTTGAACAAGATTAAAATAGTTGCCCTTTCGAACACTGAAACGATCTTGGCCATTTAATTGTAATAGACAGCTCTCAAATGGATTAATATTTTTAGTATATAAACTAGCACTATCATATGGAACAATATTGTCAAGTAGATAAGTATTTTCTAATCTTCCAGTAACTTCTGCAGTGCCTATATTAGATGTAACTAATGTTTTATAGCCACTGGTAGTATTAAAATTTGTCTCATTTGGATATCCAAATGTAGTATCACTATTTGCATCACTTGGATTGGTGGTTGAAGTTACTAAAGCACCGTTATTAGTTGGGATAGTATAATTATACCAATGAGAATTTCCAGTGTTAATTTTAGCAACCCATATTAATTCCTTGCAAGGATGATTAAAACTTAATTTAATGCGTGAGCCACTAGCATTTAATGATTCTTGTCCAGTAAATTGAAGTTGTTCTATCAGATATTCGTGAGATAGTTGAGCGAATTTTCGGCGTTCATCAGTATCTAAGAAAATATAATCAACCCATAGATTTGGATTTGATAAATTTCCGGCAGTTTCAGTAACTCCATTATTACCTCCATAAGTATAAGTGCAATTTGCAAAAGTTTCAAAATCAATCTTTAGTTTAACTTCGTGATATTGAAGAGCAATTAGAGGTAATGCTAGACCAATATTGCGACAGAACCAGAATTCAAGAGGAATGTATAAAGTAGTTACTGCATTTCCTTCTTTTCCAGCATTACCAGCTGCATCTGAAGCACCATAACTATTATTTAAAATATCACGATCAGCACCAACCATAGTATCCCAAGCATAACGCTTACCGCGTGGAAGTGATAATTCATTCCATATGTAAAGCCAATCAGAATAATGTTTATCTATTTGTTGTCCTCCAATTTCAATAGAAACAGATTTTAATAATCGGAGACCTAAATAATTAACATATGAATTGGTTGCAGGAGTTGTTAATTTTGGTATTCCGACTTCTAAATATGTGCGATGTATTAAATCGCCGTTTCGTGATATCTGGCAAGAAACAGAATTTCCAAAATTTGGAAGACCGCTAAAAGTTTGTTGTATGGCTTCCATAGCAAAATTAGTATGTCGGCGATAAACAACTTTGAAAAAAGTAATTTGAGGATTACCAGTTAAATAAACGTCCTGAGCACCATAAGCAACAAGTTGAAGAAGACCACCACCCATTTATGCTATATTCTTTATACTATAATAGGAGAAAAAAAATAATCCGTAAAATATATAAAAGCATAGTCTATTTTTTTTATTATTGTAATATGTTTAAAGACAAAACATCTAAAAAGCGATTTCAGAATGTTGATGTAACTAGAGATTTATCAACATTAGATGCTATGCATAATAAAATTATAAGTAATTATAATCAGAAAATTATTGATGATCAAAATTATATTGAGAAAATAAATAAATTAGAAATAAATTATAAAAATATAAATGATGAAATTATAAAATATTGTAATAGTAATATTAAAAATGATCAATTATATTCTAATTTATGGAATAGCAATATTCAAATTAGAGAAGAATTAAAAAATATTCAAAATGAAATTACAAATATTAATTATTTTGATGAGATTGAATATTATGAAAACACTAGTTCAATTTTATTTAATTATTATGAAATGATTGAAAA